AAAAAACTTATCATTATACAGATCTGCTTTTTGGTTTATTAGGATTTGTTGTAAAGCTGCTAGGTAGTCTGGTTCGCCATAATACCTGCTATTTGGACTGTAGTAAAAAAAATGGTATCCCTCTAGTTCCACAATCTTTTCATTCACTTTTTGAAATAGGCGCCTATCTTTTTTAAGCCGCATTTGGTTTGCTGGGAGATTGTAAAAAAGGTAGCTGGTACTCCCGCCTGCTTTTTCTATGGCGGCGTTTCCATAGAGTTCTAAGTTAAAAGCAAATGTGTTTAGGAAGTTTTTAGGGCTTACACCTGCAGGTAAGAACTTTTCTAAGTCGCTTTCTTCTGTTTCTATTTGGCTTAAAAGACCTGCTTTTATCTTTATAGCGCGCCTATGATAAACATTTGCGTAATATGCTTCTAAAAGTTGGTTAAAACTAAAAAATGGCTCTATAATCCCGCTTGTGGAGGTAGTCTCTTCTCCTATTTGCAAACTTTGTTTTGCGTCTTTTTCTATAAAAAATCTATTCATAATGTCTCCTGCAAAGTAAAAAAGCAAAGTTAGCACAAAAAAAGATTTAAAAATATCTATATATAGCTATATAGAGTGACTAAATTTATAAAAACTTTTAAAATGCACGCAATAATTTTTGGAGGATAAACATGGCTAAAAGGCTTAAAGATATAGCTATAACGCATATTTCTTTAGTAAAAGAAGGTGCAAATGGCAAGAGTGTAATTTATAAGAGCAAAGACGCGCTAGAAGACTATTTTAGAAGCGTAAAAATAGCTAAAAACGATACAGAAAAAGGTATTGTTTATGGCATTGTCTATAGCCCAGACGAGATCGACACGCAAGGAGACGCAGCTAGTGCAGCGGAGATAGAAAAAGCAGCATTTTCTTTTATGAAGGGGTTAAATATAAAAAATGTAGACAGAGACCACAACTTTAAACCAGAGGGCGCCTACATTTGTGAAAGCTGGATAGTTAAAAGCGGTGATCCGCTATTTCCAAACGAAAAAGAAGGAAGCTGGGCAGTGGGCATAAAGCTAGAAAGCGACGAGCTTAAAGAGGCGGTAAAAAAAGGAGATTTAAAAGCACTATCTATGGCTGGGACGGCTATAAAAGAAGAAGATGATGGTCTTTTAAAAAGCATATTAAAGGGATTTGAAGCTATTTTAAAAGGTTTTAATGCAGAAAAAAATATAAAAGAAGGAGAGCAGTTGGAGAGAGAAAAAGAAGTAGCAGAGGTGATTAAAGGTTTAAGCAGCATAAAAGAAAAGCTAGATGAACTAGACTCTTTAAAGAAAGACATGAATGAGCTTAAAAATGAGCTTAAAAAAAGCAAACAAGAAAATGCTACACAAACAAACGAAAACGATATAGGAGGACTACTTTAATGGCTAAAAACTTAAGAGAATTGCTAAAAGCTACAGGAACTATAAACGCTGTAGATATGTATTCTACCTCTACTTTGCGTCCAGAGGTTTCAAATAAGATAATTAAGACCATAATCGACAAATCAGACTTTTTAAGCAAGGTGACTTTGGATAAAACAAAGAAGCTAAGTAAGAGTTTTGATACTTGGAATTTAGCTAGTGGGATACTAGTCCGCGTGAATTCTGGTGACAAGCCAACTAACGCGCAACGCCAAAAAATCGGCGTAAGCTCCGTTTTAATAGAAAATAAAGTTGTTCAGCTTTTTGCAAAAATTACGCAAGATACACTAGAAGATAACGCAGAAAATCCAAATTTCGAAAACGAAACATTTGATAGTTTTGCGACCGCATTTAGTAACGATTTGCAAAATCTAGGGATGATAGGATCAAAAGACGATTACGCAGAGTCTAAATTTGAAAATCTAAACAAGGGCTGGTTTACGCTTGCAAAAGAGAGCACTAAAACAAAAAAACTAGAACACAAAGCAGCTAGTAAAATAACAGATAGGCTGATTGCCATGGTAGAAAACGCAAACGAAGACGTGCTAAACCAAAGTGTGATAATAGTAAGCAAGAAAGATCTAATAGCTTACAATAAAGAGATTGGCGGTAAAAATGGCGGATTATCAATTTTGCTAAATAAAGGCGCAGACAATATCCTTGGCGTACCGCTAATTGGCGCAAGTTTTGTAAAAAGCGGCGAATACATGTTAACTCCACTTAAAAATCTTATTTTTTCAATCGGGCTTGATATACGTCGCCAACGCTGGTACGACAACGAAGAGAGCTCTTTAAAATATAAATTTGAAGTGTTCTGCGACTACCAAATAGGCGTACCAGAATGGGTTGTATTAAGTACTACAAACGAAGCAGACAACGACGGCGATGGAGTTTGAAAAACTAAAAGAGAGTTTAGAAGCTAGAGCTAAAGCTTCTTTACTAAATCCAAATGAAATAACCGCTGAAGCGCTAGAGTTTAGCACAAATGAAACACTAGAGTTTTGTAAAGGCAAAGAAGTGCAAAGCTGGGCGGTTATGGATTTTGCTATGACTAGACTAAAAATTTATCTAAAAATAGAGCTAAGTGAGGCAGACATTATCTTGCTAAAAAATGCTTGTAAAGAGATAGATGCTTCTAAGATTATAGAAGGCAAAGGCGGCGGGTTACTATGGGCGGCGGTTTAAAAAAAACAGTTGAGCTTATAAAAAAACGTTTACCGGCGTTAAGTTTATAAGCGCTAATGGGTATATAAATCAAGCCGGTCTATATCTAAGCTTTAATGGCTTAACGCCTTTATCCGCGTTAGGCGATAGTGCGCATTTTAGTATATATTTTTGCGCAAACAGTCTAGAAAATGATAACTTTGCAGCGCTTACCCAGATAGATGAGCTTAGAGAAAAGGTGTTCAAGCTTGGAGCTAATTTAGGCGAGAACCTCTTTAAAAATTGTGAGCTTATAGCAAATAAAGACTCAAGCCTTTATACGTACGCTATAAACTTTACCATAAATTTAAATGGAGAAAAAAATGAGTAAAACAACAAGATTAGCAGCAGGAGAGATAAGATTTGCACCCTACTTAAATGACGGGACTTTAGGAGAAGAGATAGTCTTAGGCTACAACCAAAGAGCCACTCTAAGCCGCACCGCAGAGACCAAAGAATTGCTAAGTAACGACGAGAGTTTAGGGCAAAGCGTAGCAGAGCTAGAAACTAAGGTTACTTACGAGTTTAGCACAGAGATAGGAGATCTTAGCCTTAAGAACATAGCTATAGCATTTAAAGGTCTTGTAGAGACTAAAAATTACGCCCCTGGTGATATTTTTTGGAATGGTAAAACTTTGCTAGATGGATCTAGCGCTATAACTAGCGCAAAAGTCGGGGATTTGGTTATCAAAGACTCTAAAATTTACACTATTGCAGAAGCTATAACAAGCTCGACCGAATTTGCAGATATAAAAACCGCAAACAAAGTCTATAAAGCAAGCTCAAGCTTCATAAAACCAGAAAAAAAGACAAACAACGTCGGTAGGCTGATATTTGATGGGAAAAATCTAAGTACAGGAAAGCTGCAAATTCTTATAATCCCAAAAATAAATTTAAAATTCGACGGCGATTTTACCATCGTTGGAGATGATTTTGCGAAGCTATCTTTAAAAGGCAAGGTTTTAAGACTAGAAGGACAAGAGCTATTTACTTTAATAGATGGAGAAAACGATGAAAACTAGATATCCGTTTGAGCTAAAAATAGATGATAAAACATATGCTTTGGAATTTGTTGAGATTAATAAAAGCAGTGCCAAAGAGTTAGCTAAAGAGATAAAAAAATTTAGTGATGAGATAGAAAAAATAGAGATTATAAGAGATGAGATAGAGCACACAAAAGCAACTATAGAGATAAATAAAGAGCTTGCAAACTCACTTATAGGCTCAGAAAAGATAGAAATTTTAAAAGAGAATAAAGAGCTTTTAAAAATCCTTGAAAACAAAAACAAAGCTCTAAAGGCTGCAGAAGCTAAAGAAATTTCCATAGATGAACTTGCTAAAAAACGTTTTGGTTTTTGCATTGCAGGAGAGAGTGCTAATAAGCTAAAAATCGACTTAGATAGTCTTGGAATAAGCTATAGCGCAGTTATGAGCGCGATCGATGAAGAGGTCGCGAGGAGCAAGGAAAAAAAGTAGAGCGAATTCTTGCTTGCGTGGAAGCTAAGATGAGCCCAGCTGAGTTTGGCTTAAGTGAGTATGAAAGTATGCTTCTTGGTGGGCTAAATTTAAGCGCTGGATTTGAAGTGGGATTTGGGGCTAGCTATTGCAAATGCGATAGCCTGGTCTTAAAAGAGTACTGCAAGAATTGCGGAATTGATTTTTTATGGGCTTATAGCGTCTTTAAAAGATACGCTAATGTTTTAAATAGGGTTGAAGACTAAGAGTCTTTTTTGTACTTATGGGGATTGAGTTTATAATCAAGCCAGATATAAAAAGGGAATAAAACGATGAAAGATATAAGTTGTACGTACATTTCTTCTATATTTGCTATTATACCAACAGCTAGAATTATCACAAAAATAATCCAAAGAAATTTTTTAATATCTTCCATTTTAATATCCTTTTTTATCATTATACCACATTTTAGGCTAAAAAATGGCAAATGATGATTTAAAAATAAAAATAACCATAGACACAGATACTAAGCAAGTTATAGTAGCTAGGAATGAAGTAAATAAGCTAGGCAGTAGTCTGCTTGGAACCGATACTGCTGCTAATAGTCTTAAAAATTCTCTTAGGAGTGCAGTTTATAGCGCAGCAGGGTTAATAGGAGTAAGCATAGGAATAAAAGAATTAGCTAGCTCTTTTATAAAAACAAGCGACGCGATGAAGGATTTAGATGGAAGATTGCGCCTTGCAACCAGCAGTTTAGGAGAGTATAAAAAACAACAAATAGCCCTAATGGGCGTTGCTAATAGCTCTTTTTCGAGAATCTCCGACGTAACAAATTTATACATAAAAATGAGCCAGGGCTTAAAGCAAGTAGGATTTGCAACAGATGACATAACTAGAGTTACTAACAATTTTACTAAAGCTTTACAACTAGGTGGTGCAACTGCAGAAGAGTCTAGTTCTGCAATACTGCAATTTAGCCAGGCGATGGGATCTGGGGTTTTGCGTGGAGAAGAGTTTAACGCGGTGAATGAAGCAAGCCCAAAGCTTATGCAGTATCTAGCTGATAGTATTAGCGTTCCTATAGGTGCGCTTAGAAATCTTGCAGCAGAGGGTAAATTAACAAGCGATATCGTAGCAAACGCACTTTTAAAGGCTGGAGACGCTATAAATGCAGACTTTGCAAACATGCCTATTACTGTTAGCAGGTCTTTAACTTTAGTAAAAAATGAATTGGCGGATTTGACAAAAAACGTAGATAAGGAGCTAGATATTACTGGCTTTTTATCAGATAAATTTAAAAATTTTAGTGGAATGCTAAGCGAAAACAAAGAGAGTATAACAGCTTTCTTTGGTTTTATAGGAGAAAACAAAGGCACTCTTATGATTATAGGTCTTGCTCTTACTACAAATGCTTTAAAAGCTAAATTATTTAGCGCTGCACTAAAACTTCTAAACGTAGACGCTATGAGTAGCAACCGAACATTTAGACAAATGAGTATAGAACAAAAGGCGCTAGTTGTTGCTACAAATAGTGCTAGAAATGCATTTATAGCACTAAAAGTAGCGCTTAGCAGCTTTTTACCAGCTGCGGCTATCGGTGGCGCGATAATGGGGATAAGTATGCTTATGGACCATTTTGACAAAGCAAAAACAAGCGCCCAAAGCTTTAATAACGCCCTTAGCATGACTAGAAGTGAGCTAGAAAAGCTAAGCCATGCATCTGTATCTAACGCTTTAATAGGTGCAAAAAATGAGCTAAAAGATCTGCAAGAAGAGTTTAATGATTTAAACAGAGATTTGCGATTAAACTATAAATTCAACTATCTTGGAAATGGTAAAGCCATCCCCACAAAATTTGCTAATAACGATGACATAGTTGAAAAAGCCGCAAGAATGGACGAGCTAGCAAAGAAGATAAAAGAGATATACAATCTACAAAATGATCTTAACTTGCTAAAATCTCAAAAATCTAATGAGAAAAACAGTAGTGAAGCAGAGAGACAAGCTTTAAATGAGCAATATAAGCAAGTAACTGCACTAGGCGAAAAATATAAAGACGTTAAGATACCAGTAGAGCTAGAAGAGCAACTTAAAGCAGTAAATGCGGACTTGAAAAAAATAAACGAGCTAAAGGGTACCGGCGCAGATATAGGAGATACGCTAGACAAAGCTAAGGCTAAAAAAGCAGAGCTAGAAAAGAAAATAGCAGAAGAGCAGAAAAAAAGCCAAGAAGAAAGCAAAAAAGCAAGGGAAGACGCTAAGAGAGCAAACGCCGTTTATTTAGAAGATAAAGCCGCTTACTACAAGACTATAAAAGATTACGCAAACGCTAATGCTATAGAACTTTTAAAATATGAAAAAGAACTAAACGAAAAAGTACAAAAAGGGAATTTAACAAAGCTAGAAAAAGCTACTGCTTTAAATGCCAAAAAAATCGAACTAGAAAAAGCTACTGCTGCAGAAATAAAAAGAATAAACGAAGATGCCATAAACGACGAATTAAACAAGCTCGATGAGAATATAGAGCTTTATAAAATTACAGCGCAATACGAGAAAATGGCTGCAGAGCAAAAGAAAAAAGCAAGGTTAGAAGCGCAGGAGTTTATAAAAAAATATAAAAATCTAAGCCAAAAAGAGATATCTGAAATTTATAAATTTTATGAGCTAGAAGCAGCTAGAAAAGCAGATAGCGCAGTAGATAAATTTAAAAATAGCTTTGAAGAGATAAAAGATAGCTGGAATGTTACAGTATCTGCTATGGGCAAAAACATAGAAGACAATTTATTTGATTTTATAACAGGTAAAACAACATCTTTGAGCAACGCTTTTAGGCAGATGGGCAAAGAGATGTTTGCAAGCTTTATAAGTCCATATGCAAGGAGTTTTAGCAGTAGTGCAGCAGGATTATTTACAGGGCTTTTAGGTGGCGGTAATGGTGGAGTTGCTAGTTTTGCAAATAGCTATGGCTTAGAGTTAAAAAACGGAGTTTATAGCGGAGATATAAAAGGTAGCCGAGTTGAAATACTTAGCGATGGAACAGTAAAGAGTGGCGGAAATGTTTTAGGAGAGATACTAAGTGTAGGAAGCAGCGTTACTAGCATTGCAAACTTAGCAAATGGAAGTACGCTATCTGGATTGTCTGGACTATTTAATGGTGGGGCTGGACTATCTTTAGGCGGGTTACAATCTAGCTTAGTAGGCTCTTTATACTCGCCTTTTGGGTTTTTAGCAAATGGAGCTACAAGCCTAGGAATGGGTGGGCTAGGAAGTGGTATAGCAAGTTTTGGAGGCGGGTTTGCTAATGCGTTTGGGTTAAACTCTTTAGCGTTTAATGGGTTTGGTAGTGCATTTGGCGGTGGAATTGCTGCAGGGCTTGGTAGCTTAGCTGGTGGAGCAGCCCTAGGTGGGCTTGGTGGATTTTTAGGAGATAAACTATTTGGAACGCAAACTAAAGCAACACAGATAGGAGCGCTTGGCGGAGCTATAGGAACCGCCATACTTCCAGGTATCGGAACTGCAGTAGGTAGCGTACTTGGTAGCTTAGTTGGTGGAGCGTTTGGGACTTGGAAGCAACACGATTATGGAGTATATTTAGGTCAAAATCTAAATGCAAACTCAAGCTCAAGCTTTTCTTCTACAGATATCCAAAAATACGTTGATAGCGAGAAAAAAAGCTGGTTTGGAAGTAAGAGTAAAACAGATCTTAGCGCCCTAGATGACGCTGCTTTAAAATCCATAAATAGCGCAATTTCTAAAGTCTCTTTTTTGCTAAAAGATTTTAGTGGTGGAGAGTTTAATCTACCTGCTAGAAAGTACAACAAAAACACCTTCTACGACGAAGCATTAGGCGGAGCGATAATAAGCAGCGTTACTGGTAAAGAGTATAACAAGGCGCTTGACTTTGGAAACCCAGGAGAGCTAGAAGCCATTTGGAGAAACTGGGAAGCAGTAGCTAAAGACGCGTCTAAAAGCGTATTTGAAGTGCTTAGCGAAGCAGCAGCCGAAGTTTCTGGAACTATGCAGACTTTAAAAATAGCTAGTTTTAATTCAGACCTAGAAAAGCTAAAGTATCAAAGTAACTACGCTCTTGATAGCTTTAAGGCTCTAGGCGCGGGACTTTTAGAAACATCTGATAGTATAAAAGATATAGCCCAAATTAGCGCAGAAGATATAAAAAATGCGTATGAAAACGCTATAAAAGCGGATTTTAGTAAAGAAACAATATCTGCTTTTAGCGAGCTTGTTAGTGCTTATAATAGTGCAACTTCTGCTCAAAAAACTTACACAGACGCGATTAAAAGCTTTGTAGAAACTGCATATAACGCACTAATAAGCATAAAATCTGCTTATGGAGATAGCGTAGATACTCTAAGTCTAGACGCTATAAGTGCACAATGGGGGCTACTAAATACGGAATTAAAAGGACTTTTTCCTACTATACAAGCAGCCGCACAAGCCTTTAGAAATATGAGCAATGCAGATATGGCGGAGTTTTTAAAAGCAGACACGGACCTAAAAAACAGTCTAATTGCTAGCACTGCAAAATATATAACTTATGCTAATAACGCCAATACCAACTTGCAAAAAGAATTTGAAAACTATAAAACCACCATAGCAAACGCTAACGCACAGATTCTAAAATTGCAAAAAGAAAAAGAAAAAAGTAGCCTAGAAGCAACCATAAAAGGGTTTGAGGCTAGTAAGGCTATCTACCAAAAACTATCGAACATAGCCTCTGATCTTAAATTTAAAATTTATGATAAAGCCGAGATAAACGCGGTATATAGCAACTCTTTGGAAAAGGTAAAAAACGATCTAAAAAATGGAGAATATAACAGCGCAAACATAGATGATTTGCAAAAATCCGCATTAGCAAAAGCAGAAAGCCTAAAAAATAGCTCCACAAGCGCAGAGCAATACCGCTTTGAAGTGCTAAAAATGGCGAACCAAATAGAAAATATAGCACCAAAAGACTTTAGGCAAAGCGTGGAAGACTCTTTAAATGCGGCAAATAAGCAGCTTAAAAAACTAGAAGACGCATTAGGAGAAAATAGCGATGCGCAAATAAGCGTTTTAAAAGAGAGTATAAGCTCCGCAACTACTAATTTTGCAAGTTTAATGAACCAAAATGCTGGTCTTTTTGCAACTCTGGGCGGAAGCTTTGCAGAAAATTTTAACGCCATTTTAAAAGAGTTTCAAAACGTTAATAAAGCTAATTCAAATTTAGTTTTAAACACCAGTCCAGTCCAAACACCTTCTAATAGCAGTAATAAAACAGTAACTGCAAACGGCGCAATATTAGCAAACCAAAAGGATTTTGAAGTAAATTCTTACTACCAACAAATTTTAGGCAGAAGCGCAGAAGAAGCTGGGCTTAGATACTGGTCAGATAGCCATTTAAATGGAGCGGAGCTAAAGGCTGCAATGGAATACGCAGTTTGGAGAGAAACAGGCACTACGGACAAAGAGACGCTAAGGCGTATTCAAGAGAAGCAAGGCTTAAAAATGTTCGCAGATGGCGGTATAGTTACTAGACCAACTGCAGCTATGATAGGAGAAGCCGGATATCCAGAAGCCATTATTCCATTACAAGGTGGTAGAGGCGTAAAGGTGGATATGGATGGGCAGTTTGAAGCCTTAGCGGCTGAATTTGGAAATCTGAGTAAAAAAGTTGAAAGCCAGGAGCAATTATTAAAACAAATAGCTAAAAACAGCGCAGAGCTAAATTTTAACTTTAAAAATGTAATAGACGAGAATGGCGAGAGACTTTTAACAAAGGCGGCGGGATAATGACTGCAGTAGAACAAGTTGATTTCACCCTAGTAGAAACAAACGCTATAGATGAGAGCTATCCAAATTACTCCGTAGGTCTAAACGTTAAAAAAGATGAGTTTATTATATTTAATAATAAGCTTTATAAAGCCGTTGCAGATACCACTACAACAGCAAAAACCCCTGATATTGATATCGTAAATTTTAGCGAGTTTGGGTATATAAATAGCCGTAGATTCTGTGATGAGATTATAAATACTACTACAGACCATAAGAGCGGCGATTTGATAATGACTATAAAACCTAATGAGCGTATAGATATTATAAGTTTTTTAAATACTAGTGCGAGAAGCGTCTTTATAGATGATGGCGAGTTTAAAAGTGAGTATAGACAAAGCACTAGCTGGTGGGAGTATTTTTTTAATATTACAAAGCAAAAAAATGATTTCCATATAAAACTGAATCCTACGTCAAATTTGACCACGATAAGGTTAACACAAGGAAAAGACGGGATTAAAGTTGGAAAGATAATAACTGGTAAACGCCGCTACATAGGCGCTAGCCTTTGGGGAGCTGAAGTAAGCACTATAAGCTATACCAAAAAAACAACAGACGAATGGGGTAATTCTAGTATTAGAAAAGGTAAAACAGCTAAAAGAGCAAGCTATACAGTTGTAGTAGATACTAATACGTGCGACTGGGCTTACAAGACATTAAACAAGATAAACGAGAACGGACTAGCTTTGTTTGTTGGGGATGAAAGAGATGAAGGATTTGAAATGCTAACAATATATGGAATTATGAGTGACATAACATTTGGATTAAATAACAGCCAAAAAAGCGAATTAAAAATTACATTAGAGGGGGTTATTTAATGCAAAAAATAACTTTATTACCACAGCCGCCAAACTCTAAAGACACTGCTAATTTTGATAATAGAGCAGATGATTTTGTTGGGGCTTTACCATCTCTTTGTGCGGAGATAAACACTCTTAGCACGGAATTTGAAGTCTCAAACGCTTTAGTAGCTTCAACGGCTACTAATGTTGCGGCGCAGCTTGAAATAGCCAAAAATTATAGTGATTTGGCCCAACTTGCTAAACAAGGGATTGATGATATTTTAGCTGCATTAAAAGATGAAACATTAGGAGATAACCCTGAAAATAGATACGCGGCGTACATTATCGCAAACCATCCAGAGCTAATAAGGGATTTAGAGCAGCTAAAGACTACTTTTATAGACGCTATAAACGCAAGTGGCTTAAGCCAGTACGTTTTAAAAAATGATCTAGATAGCTATAAAGAAAATCTAAGCAACAAGTTAAAAATAAACTCAAATAAAATAACCTCTGAAAACGGCGTTATAGACCTATCTTTGGGAAGATATTTTGTTTTAAACTTAAGCTCTGCAGTAACGCTTAGTGTTATAAATCCCCCTGAGAATGAAGAAGCTTATGTGTATTTTGTGGAGCTTATAAATGCAGGAAATTACACAGTAACGTGGCAAAGCGGAGTAAAGTGGAACAAAGATCAAGCGCCCGGGTTTGAAGCAAATAAAGTAGACATTATAGGATTTTTACAAACCGATAAACTGCGTGGCTTTAGAGTCGGCAAAAACATAGCAAGGTAGGTCAAAATGAACATAAAAAATCTATTATTAGCTATGGCAAATGATAGCTGGATAACTAGTGCAAATACCAGCTATACAACTAGTTGGAGCACTAGGTATCTAACTAATTTGTATACGTCTTATAGCGTTAGTAGGAATACGCAAAGCTATACAACTGCTTATACAAATATAAGTAAGTCCTGGATAACTAAGTGGGCTATTGGTAAATTTACATGGATAGCAGGGGGCTTCCCGACGTACTACGTCTACACGTGCGATAGAGATAGCCAGGGAAACTGGATAGTAGATAGCTCTAAGCCACAAAGCGAGTGGAACGCTTGGACTTCTAGGATTACAAGCACTAGCAAGAACAGTTCTTATCAAAAGCTTACTAGCTACGTAACTAGATATTACTCTTATAAGAGTTTAGGCAGCAGATACACTAGTCACATAACATCTGCGGTGACTAGTAGATTAACAAAATGGGAGACAGAATAATGATATTAAATATTATATTTATGGGGGGGGTCGGGACCACCTTTTAGGTAAAAAGCTATGGTAGGGTTAAAAGACCTTTTATTAGCTATGGCAAATGATAGCTGGATGACTAGCGCAAATACTAGTTGGAGTACAAGTTGGAGTACAAGTTATTTAACAAACCTTTACACGTCTTATAACGTTAGTAGGGGAACAATTAAAGTCACACGCCGAGAGACTTATGAGGCGGCCTGGACAGCAATAGCTGGAAATACGCAGTGGTGGACGTGGACCAGAGGAAGCGATGGAAGTATCTCAAACCACCATTTAACTACTGCAGGCGGAACATTTCCTGATGGAGAAAGCTCTGCAAATGGTAGATATACAACCATCAAGAAGTGGTGGATTAACTTTAACACTTATTATATAACAAGCTATTACAGCACAGTTAAAGTTGGCAGTAGATACACAAGCCACGTAACTAGTAAAACAACTAGTAAGACAACTAGCTGGGAAACTGAATAAAAAAGGAAAAAAATGATAGATGAAAAACTAAGCGACAACGACGCATTTAACGAACGAACTGGAAATAAACTAAAAAGAGTAAATTTAGAGCATTTAGATAGGCTAGAAGGGCTTATAAAAGCTCATAGCCCCTTTAATGCTAGCTATGACGTTAATAGAACGCAGGGGCTGGATTTTTCTGAGCTAAGCTATACAGAAATATTTAAAAACGCTATTTACCTAACCCCGCAAAGTACAGAAATAGCCTACAAGATGGCATTTCTAGCAAAGGTTAGCTACAAAGGAGACATGCAAAAAGACAGGCAAAATCTGCTTAGTAAAATAGAATTTAAAGACAAATATGAAAGCACAGAGCTTTTTGAAAATAAAATAAGTAGTGTCTGCTTTTTAAGCGGAAGCAACACTCTAAAAAGAACTATAAGCATAAGCGAGCTAATGAAATGGGCGCATTATGATGAAAATATGCTTATAAAACCACACCCCTTGAGCGATGAAAAAGACTTAAACGAGCTTGGAGTGCTTTTAGGGAAAAACAAGATACTAAAACCTGAAATATCTGCGTTTGATTTGCTTAAAAATGCAAATAGAGTTTATAGCACAAGCTCAAGCGAGCTTGGACTTTACGCAGCGCTTATGGGCAAAGAAGTAGTGGATATAACAAACTTTGTAAACGCAGATGAAACTGCGTACGCTCCACTTTATAGGTTTATAAACTATCCATATAACAAGGATTTAAGCGCCTTGATAAGCGTTTTAAGCAGCCATTTAAGCGGACTGTTTTTCTATGATGATGAAAACTTAGAAGAGAAACTAAAGGAGTATTTTAAGGCTCTAAATGAGCTAAAAAATATAAACAAACCATATTCAAATGTGGAATTTAAAAAAAGACTAAAGGAGATAAAATAATGCAAAGATATTGTAGATTTAAAGATGGTAAATTCCTAAAATACACAGTGGCGCTGCCTTTTTCCGACGAATTGCACAGTTTTAGTGAGTTTACAGATTTTAGCGCACTAAAAAAAGCCGGATACTATAAGTTTAAAGAAGTAAAACCGACTTACGACCCTTATACACAAAAAGAAGCTAGCGTTGAAATAATTAAGCTAAATGAGGATGAATGCACCTTACAATACACTTACGCCCCGCTTAGCGAAGCTGAGCAGATAGCTAAATTTGGACAAGTTGTAGATCTAAACTTCTTAAAAGAAGTAAAGATAAAAGCGTTAAATGAATCCATGGACGCAGTTTATAAAGCGTATTTAAAAAAGTATCCTGAAATAGAGCAACAAAGCTTTACTCAAAAAGCGCAAGAGTCTTTTAAAGTAATAGCCAACATTGATACTCCCCTGAGCGATACTCCATACCTTGCAAATTTAACAAACAACAACAAGGCAAAAAGAGATGAACTAGCTATAAATGTAAATGCCAAAGTTGTCTATATAACGGCGTTAGAAGCGTTTGGAGTTGCAAAAAGAGATGAGATAAAAGCTGCAACTAGCATTGCAAATTTAAATAAAATAAGCCTGGAGCTTCCAAATGGCTAATTTTAAAACGCAGCTTATAGTAGCCACAGATTTAAGCGGCTATTTTATCACGCAAAAAGAATTAAAATATATAGATAATAGGTTAATTATTAAAATCCCTAAAGGTTTTAAATTTAATGGCGCAACAGTACCAAAGTGGCTAAATTTATTAATACCTAAATTTGGCTACAAATATGATAGGAGCGTTTGCCTGCACGACTATTTATATTTTAGTAAACAGCTAAGCAAAAAAGAGAGCGACAAGATTTTTTATCAAGCGATGCGAACTGAAAAAGTAAATAGAAATCTAGCTTTTATAATCTATCTAGCCGTTAGGGTTTTTGGCGGAAAGAGTTGGGAAAAATAAAATGTTAGCATATTTTTTAAACGGAAACGACAAAGATTTTGTTAGCAGTATAATTAGCGCTAAAGAAGCTAAAGAGCTTATAGATAATGCTATAAAGCTCCTACAAAACGCCCCTTTAGACGAACATACTAAAGAGAGATTAACGCAGCTAGAAGCGGCTAAAGAGCAGTTAAGCCTAAAGATACAAGAGCTAGAAACATCAGCGCAGCAATTAGTAGCCAAAGACGGGGAATTAAGCGCTAAGATAGATAACTTAGAAGCTAATTCTATAAATCAAGAAGCTATTGATGTAAAAATAGGTGAGTTAAAAACGGAGTTAGAACCCAAAATAAATACTGTTCGAGCTGATTTGATAACTAATATTACTACTAATTCAGAGCAGATAAACTTACTAAGTACAAAGATAGATAACTTAGATTTAACTGCAGATTTTACCATAAGCCCTGAAGAACTAGCGCAGCTTGAAGACTATCTCAAAAACCCGCCTATCCTAAACTCTATCCCCGAGCACGAGAGTTTTTACGTGCAAGGATATTGCCCTAGTAATAGTTATGTTAATTGGACTAACTTTAAGCTTTGGGATTTGGAAGGAAGAGAGTATAAAATAAAGCATTATGAAGCAGCTAGGCACTTTCCTGCAAAATACGTTAAGACGCAAAAAACAGTTTTAAGTACTAGCTTCACAGGGGAAGCAACGCTTAGAGATTTAAGCGACTATGAAGCAGCAAACGATGAGCTAATAGTAGTTATGACTTGCGTTCCTCCTTACGCAACAGGGGATCCGATAGATGCTACAAAAGAGTTGCCTGGACTATACGCAAATGGCGGCTGGAACGGCGTTTGTTGGTATATAATGAATGAATCTGCTAAGCCCCCTGTTAGTAAATTTACATACACTAGCAATAGAGGCGGGACTACAAACTACGCAGGGTATTATAAAAAAGGCTGCCTAAATTATGAAACTTGGGACGCGGTATCTGATTTAGCAGTTAGCTTGCTTAACGCAACCCCATATAGCGGAACCATAGAACTCTCAAAGCCGCTACCTAAATTTGTAAAAGGAAAAAAATGAACTACATTTACATTATCTTAGCAGTTATAGCAGCAGCTTTTTTGGTTTATTTTAATACTGCTATTAATAACTTAAAACTAGAAAACGCTAGTTTAACAAGCAGTTTAAACTCCGCTGTTTATGCAAATCAGGACTATAAAGAAACGATTGAGAGCTTAAGCAGTGATTATCAAAAGGGGTTAGAAGTTTTAGCAAATTTAAAACAAGAAAAACAAAAGGAGATTAGGTATGTTACACAGGTCAAAGAGCGCATTATCAAAGATAACAACTCTACTTGCATTGACGCTATTAACGCTATTTATGCAAGGCTGCACGAGCAAAGAGATAGTAATAAGCAAGCCATTAGAGATGCCAAAAATTAGCTTTATCCCTGTTATCGCCCAGATTCCATTAATGGACTTTAACCGCAGCGCAAAAACAGAGCAAGAAGCAGCGCTTATGGCGTGGGATTTATACACTTATATAAGAGAGCTTGAATTAAGCGTGCAAAGCGTAAAGGAGATGGAATGAGTAACTTTTACGAAGAAATTTTAAAACTGCTGCTTAGCTTAACCCCTGCGCTATTGTATTTTATAATGGAGGTGCTTTAATGGGAGAATTTTTAGAGAGATTGTTGGACAATTTGGGAGTGTATAAATACGTTTTTATTATAGGGATAATCGGCGGAGTTCTAAGCGTTTTTCAAAAAAAGAAGCTAGATCACTGCTCTGGGAGTAAAAAATGTATTTTTTTAGGGCTTATTTTAGATACCACAACAGCTCTGTTTGTTGGGTATATAGGATTCGAAATTGCGTTTTATTTCCTTGGAAAGCAAGGTATAAGCGTAGGTCTTGCAGGGCTTAGTGCGTGGGCTGGAACGGACGCTATTGTTGCTTGGGAGAAGAAGTTAATAGCGCTTTTAACTAATAATAAATTTGGAGGTAGGGATGGCGAATTTTAGAAAAAGTATGGAAATTTTGTTGAAATTAGAATTTAATAACCCAAATGACGCTTTACACAAAAATAAGACAGAAAACGGCTTTACTTTTATGGGAATTTACCAGGGAGCACACGCTAGCTGGAGCGGCTGGGATATCGTAAAAAACGTCCTTTCTACAAACGCAGATATAAAAATAGCATCTAAAATTTTATATGAAAACAAGATTTTAAAAAAAATGGTTTTTGATTTTTACGAGCGTGAGTTTTGGGATAAAATGAGGTTAAATGGCGTAGAAAGCCAGATCATAGCTGACGAGATATTCTGCTTTGGGGTAAATGCAGGTGTAAAGACAGCAGCTAAGTTAGCACAAAAGCTAGCTGGAGTCCAGCCTGATGGTATTATAGGTATTAAAACCTTGTCTGCTTTAAACCTGGCTGATGAAGATAAATTTAGTTTGCAATACGACAAGTTAGAAATTCAGCACTACGAGAGTTTAGTGGCTAAAAATCCTGCAAACGCTGCATATCTAAATGGCTGGAAAAACAGAGCAAACGCGGTGTAATCTTAGCACCGCGCGCAAAAAAAAATAACAAAAAGATTTATTCTATAAGGAACATTATGCAAAGAACTACGCTTAAAGCGCCGTTTGGTTGGGTTGGCGGTAAAGCCTTGCTCGCAAAAGAGGTTATACCGCTTATGCCAGAGCACACAAGGTATGTGGAAGTCTTTGGAGGAGCGCTATCGGTTTTTTACCAAAAAGAGCCTTCAAAAATTGAAGTTGTAAATGATATCAACTCAGATCTTATCAATCTACATAGGATAATCAGGAACCGCCCTGCAAGCCTGCAAGCTGAAATGAACTCACTATTTAAAAGTCGTGAGTTGTTTTTGGACATCAAAAACGGCAAATTAAAGCCAAAAAACGATATCCAAAAAGCTGCGTTTTATTTCTATCTTCTTGCCACTAGCTTTGGGGCAAAAGGTGATAATTTTGCAATAGGCAATAGTAAAAGTGCTAAAAACATACACAGAGACTTTTTTGCCAATTCAAAGCGTCTTAAAAGGGCTTTTATTGAGAATATGAGCTATGAAAAACTCATTAATGGGTATGATAGCAGTGATACTCTTTTTTACGTAGATCCGCCTTATGTAGGCGCAGAAAATTACTATAAAATGGTACGCGGATTTGGCATAAACGAGCATGAAAATCTAGCCAAAATACTTGCAAACGTTAAAGGTAAATTTATGCTTAGCTACAACGACTGTGAGATGGTTAGAAGTCTTTATAAGGATTTCAAATTCAAAGAGCTAAAGGTAAATTATAGTCTTAATAGTAAATATAGAAGTGTTAAAAATGAGCTTTTGATTATGAATTTTTAAAGATTTTAAAGGCTCTTTAATAAGCCTTTAAATAGCGTTATAATCCACTATACACACCTATAAAATTCTTTAAATGCTAATGCAAGATTATAGTTAGGTTTTTAGGCATTTTTAGAGCAGAAAATAAGGCCGTTTTAACTAAAAAACGAAGATAGCTCCTCTTGTGTAAAACTTTTTAAAAGTTTATATAAAACTTGTCTATCTTCGTATTTTTTCCACCCTTGCAACGTTTGGTATGGAATTTTAGTTATTTTTGAGAGCGTTTTATCATTTATGCTATCTTTTTCTTTTGCACAGATATCTAAAATCTCTTTTGCGCTAAATTGCGCTATAAAATCATATAGCTTTTTTCTATGCCCCTTCCCATTTTTCCAGCCATACAGGGTGCCTTGCGAAATACCTATTGCGCCTACTACTTCTTTATCCCGTAAAGGAATTATAGGAGTTTTGGCTCCAAAATTCTCTATTAAAAATTCCGGGTCTAGGTTTTTAAAGAAAAGATATATATCTTTTGTGTAACCATCAGATCTCTTCCAGCTTGCTATAGTTCCATACGGAATTTTTGTTATTTCAGATAGCCGTTTATCTGTTAATTTTTTTATCATTTTAATCCTTTTTTTAAGTTTATTTTAAAAGTTTGCAGATATAATGCAAATATTAAATATATTGCTACAGACAATTTTGTGTTAAAATGATTTTTTTAATAAAAATAATATCATATTTAAAAATATTTTTTAAAATATTGATTTTATTTTTCTGTTTGCTGCTGACAATTTTTGTGTTAATACGATTTTATTTATTTTTTATTAGAGAGCTTTTAGCTCTCTAATTTCTCTCTTTTTTATCAAACTTGTTAAATTCACTAAATTATACAAACGGTACAAGTCCCGCAAACTCAAATATCGCAGTCTTTTTTACCGTGCCATCTGGCATTGTCTCATCTACGCTTTTCCTAACAGAAAAAGTTGTACAACAAGTTATATTTTCTTTATTTTCAAATCTTTTAACTAAAAAGCAAGTAGCTCTAGGCTCTCCTGCTATTACTAAATTTATTTCTTCATTTGTTTCGCATAATTTTTCTAGTTCCGCTGTTAACGGCTCTAGGTGTTTTATAACGTTTTCTTTCGGTATTTGTCCCCAAAGTAGTATATTCTTTGGTATTATCACGTCTCCCAACTCTACTGGCGGTTTATGGTTTGCTACAAATATTGTTTTCATATTTTTTATCCTTTTTTTTAATTTTTTAAATTTAAGTAGATATGTTCTACAACTATAAATTTCTGTTCATCCAGATTCTATTTTTAGCTCTCTAATTTCTCTCTTTTCTAGTAATACTAACTTTTATATACTTCATCCTTTAGCTCGCTTTCATCATATATTTTTAAAAATTCCTTATTACTTTTAAGAAAGTCATTTAACTTGTTAATATGCTCAACTCCTATATATCTAAAAAGCTCTAACTCATAGTTGAAAATCTCACTTTGGAGCTCTTCTATTTGCTCTTCTAAATTTTTTGTAACTTTTTTAGAGTCTATCATTGCAACCCAAACAGATATTGTCTCTCCGCTGTTTGGGTCGTAGAGAACTTTTGTAGTAAATACATAAGGTTGCTCTTCAAATTTTGCTATTTTTATAGCGTCTGTTTTATAAATGCGGTATGTTGCCGGTTCTCTAAACTTTATAAATTCTAAATCTACAGGCTCAACAGGCTTGTTTGGCAGATATAAATTTTTTCTAGATTCTACAAATTCTTCACCTTCGATTCTAAATTCATACCCAGTAAAATTAAAATGGTAATTGTTTCCAACATATTCCCATTCTAAGTCTTCTTTAAATTTTGGGAAATCCGTTCTTTTTACTACTTTTTTGCCCTCTAGATAGGCTTTTAATATGCCTATAATTTTATTTCCGTCTTGTCTGTCAAATTCATCGGCATTGTTTTGCCTATATTCATTTTCTACTTTATATTGTACCCCTAAATAAAAGAAATCTGTTATATCTCTGCAGGCTACCCACTTTATCTCTTCTTGTTTTCCATCTTTCCAGAATCCCTCTGTTAGACTATAAACCAATTTGTTATTTAAATAGGCTTCTAAAGCTTCAATGTGTTTTTTTATGTTTTTTGGGGTTTTCCCCAAGTCTTTTATGCATAAATTTATAAGTTTATTTTTCTCTTTGTCGCTTTTTTCAAGCTCACTTTTAATATCCCATTGCGCGCTTGCTATAAGCTCATTTAATAGCCAGTTGTTTGGCTTAATTTTATTTATCTTATAATTCCATATATTTTTTATAGTTCTCATTTTCTAGTCCTTTCTTTATCATATATCTTAAACTCCAAATTTCTAACTCTTTTCATTTCTTCATTGAAACCCATATCTGAATAAAATGGAGCCCACTTTCCGTAAGTTCCTTTTTTTCTAGTGGCTAGTTCTTCGTACCTTGCAGCTAGCAGCGCTTTGATTATGCTGCTTTCTTCTTTATTGTATTTCCCGTAACGGCTTTTAAACTCCATATTATTAAATCCACCCCATTTTTTACTATAATAACGTAGCATGCCGTACAATCCTATCCACTTTTTGTGGCTTCCTCTTTTTCTAGTAAGTATTTCATAGTACTGGACAGTTACTAGCGCCCTTATTAGGGTATCTTTTGCTTCATTATAATTTTCTCCCATAATTTTAAAATATAGATTATCGAATCCAACCCACTCCCCATGAAAATAGCATCCAAGGCCTTTTTTATCAAAGTAGAATCCGGCGAGATATGGAATCCACTCTTCTCCATCTTTTTTTCTAGTAAATATCTTTCCATGCTTTAGAGCCATCATAGCTCTTATTAGGTTATCTTCTTCTTCACTGTACTCTTCTTCTGTTATTTTAAAATTCAGGGAAGACAGACTAGCACCGTTTTTACCAAAAAATTCGGAATAGAAAAATGAAACCCATTCTCCGTCGCTTCCTTTTTTTCTAGTTACTATGTCTATGTGTTCGTGTTCTTTAGCTAGCACTGCTCTTATTATGCAGTTTTCTTTTACTTTTTTTTGATTTCCCATTTTTGTCTCCTTTTTTAATAATACTTCTTATATCTAAAAAAAGGTTAGAATCAATTAAGATTTTAACCTTTAGTTTTATCTAAATAAATTCCGAAAAAGGGTTGTAGCCCATATCCTTCTCGCATTGTTCTATTAAGTCTAAATTCACAAGCGCTTTTAATATTATCCCGTCTACTCTTTTTATGTCATCACACTCTTCAAACATACTGCTATTATCTGTTATTTCAAATTCCACTACAAAGTCTCCTTTGCTATCTGCTATGCTTCCTTTATCTCCTACTTCGTATCCTTCAAATATGTCATCGCACGCGCGTTTTACATATTCTTCTAGACTTTCGTCATCTTTTGCGTAACTTTCATAGCTAAAACTTATGTGATTCCAAACATCTGGAAAACAACTGTATGTCCCGCCATATTCGTAATCTTCTAGCTCTATTTTCATTAAAATGCTGTTTAAATCTTCTAAGTCTATTTTAGGTATTTCTACCATTTTTCTGCCGTATATTTCTACTATTTTCATCTTGTCCCCTTTTTTTTGTTTTGTAATGGAATTATAATATATATTTACTTAAATAACACTTAAAATTATTGAAATATAAAAAGTGTTTTTAATAAAATAAACAATTAGTTTTTATAGAATAAAATATAATGCGTTTAGCAATAAGTACAGTATTAAAGCTAGGTATGTTTTAAGAGATCTTATGTGTGGTTTATGTGTGTAGATAGGTATTAATTTGCGTTTAAAATCAAACTATTTTTTTGTTTTTTAAAAAAGTAGTTCGATTTTAAGCTAAAAGTAGTTCGATTTTAAAAAGCGTTTTACAAA